GTTAGGCGAATACGGGAACAATGCTGAATCGGATTATGCAATTGACCGAGCGCATTCTGAGGATTGCTCAGCAGTCAAGGTGAACTACAAACAGGCAGTTGACCAGTTGGAACGGGCGATTGATTACCTGAAGGGGGAACTGGGCAGCGGACTTCGGGAATGGGATGACGCAATAGATTTGTTGATCGAGAAACAGGAAGAGTGTCAAGAGTGTGACTGTGGTTTTAGCGGTCAATGGAATAACAGAGAATATCGCTATTTCAATCCCAACTATGAGAATTACAAGGGATTGTCAGAGGATGAAATCCGCAAGTATTGCAAGCAGGAGTTTGACCGCATGGAATCCCTCAACAATCAGCAATGGGGGTTCATCGGCATCCGAGCAGAGGCCGATTACAGCGTTGATAATTCTCAACTGATTCAAGAGGCTACCTCTGGCGGACTCTGGGGAATCGAATCGGACTCAGATGCCAGTTACTTCACTTCGGTTGAACAAGAAGAATTAGCAGAGTTACGCAAGCAGTTAGAGGGCATTGGATTCAGCAAGCGGGCGATTGCTGCTGCATTCAAGAATGTAGAACACTCGGACGAGTAGGACTGCACTCCGTTTGCAGTGGCGTGCATTGCCCTAACAGTGCATGAGGGTGCAAACCGAAGGGAGAACAAATGTCATTCATGCAAAAGCAGATCACGAACAAGCAGAATTGGTTGCGTGTCGAGACTTCACAGGGTACGGAGTTTGTGAACACGTCCGACCTTAGCCTATTCGTGCGGGATTCCAGCACGGTCACTCACCCAATGAGCGAGGCCGAGTTAGAAGAGACGCGGGCGAAAATCCAACCGTACACAGAAGGCAATCCGCAATCTTGGGAGAACATCAAAGGCTACGGGGCGAGACTTTCCGCACCCGGTTATCTGGATTGCACTCCGTGGGATGTATTCGATTCAGTCGAGGAAGCCCAGCAGTATTTGGATGAGACCTATCCAGAGGATGAGGAAGACGAGCAGGTGGGTGCACAGTGAACGGGGTGCATGCACTGGCAGTGATCACGGGCTTAGGGATGGCACTCACGGGTCAAAGCCTCGCGTGGGCCATTGTACTGATATCAGCAATCGCAGTGACCGCAATCATCGGATTAAGGGAGCGTACCTAATGGAATTACTTTGGTGGTCTGAATCATCCGGACGTATCGAACTACAAATGACCTTGGAAGATGCGGAGTCTGTGAGCCATCAGGGGCGATGTGACGATGACGTGTCCACCCTTCGCAAGGTGCCTTACATGGCGAAGCAGTTGGACGATCTGAAACCTGAAACCGTGCGGGCCTGCTTGAAAGAATACGGGGCATGGGATGCCGATGAACTGGCGGATCACGAGGCTAACCTTGACCGCATTGTTTGGCTAGCGGGCTGTGACATCCGAGAGGAGCAAGTAGAGAGACGCTAGCGGGCTAGGTTCTCCTGTTTGTTTGTAGTGGCATGCCCGTGCACCCATGGGCATGAGGGTACAAACCGAGGAGCATGGCGGACACGGGGAGTCCCGTCCGTCTGAGGGTACACAGGAGCGTGCAGCATTGCCCGGAGTGTATTGGTTGGGGCGGACAAGGGGAATAGTGCGGGCCAGCAATTGCCCGGAGTGTATCAGTACGCTGTGACCGGGGTGTAGTGTGCCCGGAGAACTGTTCGGAGCAGTCCGGGCGAATGGAGTTATAAGGCAATGCACAGGCATGGGCAGGGAGTGCCTCGTCTAATCGGTCGGGCGAATGGAGTGATCTGCGATGGATGAGCAAGTAAGGGATTGTAGACTGGCACGAAGCATCAAAACGTGAGGAATCAGGCAGTTACACAGAAAGTCAACGACTTACAAATTCACATTCAAACAACTTTGATTTCCGGGCATTTGGGCAATCTCTTTTACACGTGAGACCCTACGGCCAAATTCAGGTTTTACCGGGGAAGGAGAATTTCCCCCTCTTAGTTTTTGGACACTCCCCACTGACCACTCCCAAAAGTCTACGCAGCGTCTCCAAACAATTTTCTTTTGGTCGGGCGAGGAAAAGGAAACTTTTTCTTCCTGCTTGGTGCATACGCAGGAGAGTCCCCGACGCGAGCCTTTACCAAACTATTTCTTTGCTGCTCGAATATTGGCCCATCTTTTTCTTTGAGCGGCGGCAATCCGCTTCCTGCCCGCTGCTGACATTTTGCGACGTGCCCGCTTGACCTTCGTCTTTGCTCTGCCTTCCAGCAGATGTAATACCTGACTCAACTTTGCGATCTCTGCCCTGATTTCCTTTGTGATGGATTCTAGACTCATGCTGCCCCCTCGGTTCGCAGATGCGAAGGGGAAGGATAGCATGGGAGGGCCGCTTCCTGCGGATCGTTCCGCCCGATTCTATACTGATACACTCTGCCTTTGACATACCGGGATCGGGAATCTGCCGATCAGAACTTGGTCAAGACTTCGATCACCCGACCAATAGCAGCATCGTAATCGGTCTTGATAGGGGCGAAGTTTAGTCTTGTGATCTCTCCCGCCAGATATAAATCGAAAGACCCAGAAAAACGGTTTTTAGCAACTCGCAATTCCTCTCTTGCACGTATTACGTCAGCAGTCGTTGGCACGTTGCCCACGTTCGACTGTGCGCTCGCTGGTTCCAAACTAATGAGAGATGTATCCCCCGTGATGCACCACAACAGCACTACCAACGGCATCCTTGACTAGACCCGTCCGGCCCGACCATACGACAGGATAATTCCCTAGAGTGTTCAATGTCTGGATTAGTTCGTCTCGTGTTAGTGCGTTAGGCGTCATGGTTCCTCCGTTTGCCCGATTTGTGTGCTGTCCGATTTGTTTTTTCTCCTGCTATCTAAACGAGAACGCCTGACCATTCCCTCCAGATTGCCCGATTCTTTGTACTGATACCGATTGCCACTGAGGTCAGTTCGCTTTTTGCATATATACGGTGCTGCTCAGGGTTGTGCATGATTACTTCTTCCTGAGCCACGAGGCTACGGTGTGCGGGCAAAATCGCACTGCCGTCCCTATTCTGAAAGACGGTATGCGGCCAGTTCTCGCGTGCTTGAAAATCGTAATTCTTGAGACGGACAGTAATGCCGCGAGTTCCTGCGCTGTCAGTGCATGATTTATTTCTTCAATTTGGTTTGCAATAGATGCTGATGTCATATCCCTCCAAGGAAGCAGATTTTGCTTCGTTCCTTGGAGAACTAGGTTTTGCTAGTTCGCTGTGACCAAGGCGGTCACGCCTGATAATCCTTCGACTGTCACGGTTAGCATCAGGATGCACCGGGGCGTTGTTTTGCCTGATTTCATACTAGCAAGAGTTGGCCGCAATTACAATGACATAATTTGTCACTAATGTTACGTTACGCAACATAACCGACTTATGCAAAGATCGTGTTCATCTTTGCCCGCGTTGCCTCTGACCGCGACGGCTTCAAATATCGCATAGTGCTTTCCATGTCGCTGTGACCAAGCCACTGCTGGACCGTTCGCAGATCGACGCCAGCCCACAGGCACCGCGTTGCAAATGTGGCACGGAACTTGTGAAGCCGGAATCCATCGGCGTCTAGCTTCGCACGTTCCGCAATCGCCTTCAGACAGTCCAAGAAATCTAGCTTGGGTCTGCATCCGCCAGTGGGGAACACCAGACTGCATGTCTTGGCAGACTTCGCCTTCCACGCCTTCCACGCCTTCAGGCTCTTTGCGAGCTTTGAGGAAATCGGAATCTCGCGCTCTTTGTATGCCTTCGGTGTCCATCCCGCGTCGGGCTTGTGGCTCACCTTGACGGTGGACGCGGCGAAGTTCACATCCGACCAGTACGTGTACATCACTTCCTGTTCACGCTCACCCGTCATCAGAAAAAACTCAAACCAGACGCGTTCCTCTGCATCGCACTTTGCGAACAGCTTATCGAGTTCTTCCGTCTCGTAGATTTCAGGTTCTTCCTCAGTGAAGCGCGGCCAATCATTTTTCCCCACCAGCCCGCGAATGCCATTCGCCTTGAGGAAAGACATCACGTTTGCGAACTTGTTCCAGCAGCTACGTGGTGCCTGCTCCTTGTCATCCCGCAGGAACGCGCAGAACTTCAGCAAGTCTTTGCGGTCGATTTCCTCAAGGTTGAGTTTGTGACAGGACTCAGTGAAATACGAGAGTGCCGTGGTGTAGGCCGCTAGCGTCTTGGGCTTCTTCGTGAGCTTTGTTTCGTCGAGGTAGTCTGCAACCGATGCCGCAACCGACCGATGCCCGTTACCGCTCTCAGGCACGATAGCCGCGCCGTGGTTCACCGCGTTGAGTTCTGCTTCCTTGCGTAGCCTTGCGGCACTGGCGTCTGCTGCGTCCTTGCCAACAGACAGCCGTACCCGCTTCGCACCCTCGCGCCATTCCAATTGGTAGCAACCTTCAGAGTGTCGTTCAGGGATTCCGTTGACCAGCACCATATCCGGCTTTACGCGGCCATTCGCAGAAAGGACCACCGGACAGTACCGCAACCCGGTGTTGGTTTGGACTCGTTTGGTGAGATTGACTTCGCGATTCATGTGCTTATGGTAGCACATGCGGTAGCAGTGTTTGATATCTTGTTGAAAAATAAGATACTGGCGGAGAGAGAGGGATTCGATTACCGCCATTTCTGGCAAGTCGTGCTGATTCCTACAGTTAGCGATTCTAGCCTGTGTTTATGCGGGTGTCGAGCGCATTCGTAACTTAGGCTACAGTGTCCACAGTTTCCCTAGGATATCTCATTTTCACCTAAAACGGTAGCACTGGTAGCAGTGCCGCAACATGTGCTCCCTGATCGTCAGATGCGACCTAAGAAGTCTCAGAGCATCTATCTCCGTAGGAGCTTTTATGGGAAGAAACCAGAGGCGGTTCGTGTTTCCGGGTAGCGGCCTAATCCAGTGGCTCTCTTGGGAAGAGACGGAGACTCACTACATCCTGAGACATGCGTCAGGATTTCAGTTCTTGCACATTCCCAAGTCACTGCGGGGCGATGTTCGCTGGGATGCTTCGGAACAGTTGTTTGAATGGAGTTTGATCTAGACCCGTCTCCAAAAAGTGCCTTTCGGCTCTTCGTCAACGTCGATAGGAATCACCTTGTCTGCATCCTTCAAGACGCGTAATGCTTGCAGGGTGTCTTCGGCGCTTATGTTCGCCAGTTTCGCAAGGTCCGCCCGTCTCCAATTCTTGTGCTCTGTCATCACTGACAAAACTGTTTCGACGTGGCTGTGTTCCTTCCTTTTGCGAACGGACTGCAATACCTGCCCGCCGATGTCCCACGTATCCTTAATCACTCCCATAAAAAAGTACCTCCAACCGCACAAGCAATGTCAGTGTCATTCGGGGGAAGTGACGGTGCCTACTGATCGTCATCCCAAGGACAATCACACAACTCCGAGATGTCGGGATTGCTATCCCGATGCGCCTTGATCGTTAGGTTATCTTGGTTGACATCAACCCAAGTCAGCGGCTTTTTATACCGGGTGAAATACAGCATCTTTCGCTTACCCGTCCGCAGTTCTTCTAGAATCCGCTTCTGGAATTCTATTCCGTCCGGTAGCAATAGCAGCCCTGCGAGACAACTGTTTTTCTGACGCTCGTATGTCTTACATTTCTCGGGATACTTGAGGTCAGTGGTGACAATGATTGCCCGTCTGAGCCAACCAAGGTCGATTACTTCCATGTCATCCGCATGCGGGGCTAGGCCGTGGTCGATGGTTGTCTCTGTGACGCATTCGCGGAAGTATGGCCGCAAGTCCTTTACCGAATTGTCTAGCAGGAAAAAATAGTGTCTCTTCGACATTGCCAGTTTCCCAAAGCAGAACCGCCGTTATCGCTTCTGTTTGCTGACTTCCTTCTCCGACTTGATGCCGTATAGCACCCTGATCGGGGCGTCGGTCGATGAACTGCCTTTTTCCTCCCCATAAAAGTCAACGCTTTGAGAATAGAGTTTGGCGTCGTAGTCGCTGCTGGCATGGACGTGGGCGCACACGTTCGTCCAATGTATGGGCGACTTCGTTGTGACGACTTCCACGCAGTCCAATACATACTCCGTCACGCCTGAATTGCCCTTTAAGTTTGTGTACCCCTCCACCGTAAATCGGGTCGCGCTGCATTGACCAGTCGTACAGTAGTCCGTCGCCTCCGCTGACTGCACAGATGTGACGTGAAATACTATTTTCTCGCCCGTCTCCTGTGCAAAGCACCGACAGGCTAGAAGCGCAACAACGATGATGGCGATTCTCTTTTTCACGATTTCAATTCCTTTGCGTCTACCTCTTGTCGCCCGTGCGCTTGCCGCCGCCTGCACGTCGTCCCGGCAGCGGCTCGTGGCTTACAGGCACCCATTGGCCACCCCTGTTTTCTGCAACAATATTGCGGCCACACTTTTCACAGGTGCCCATGAGTACCGGGACGTATTCACTTTGCTGTTTCCGTATCTGCCGGATTGTTTCCTCGCTGAACGAACCGCTGCAAAGTCTTGGCATGGGTTTGCCCTCCGAAAATGTAACATAATCTAGCTGGCGAAATAAAGGCGAAAGTTGTACGCTGTTCCCCATGGACGAAGGCCGCAAACGGGTGATCGGGATCATGGCAGCAATTCTTGCGAGCCTGCACATGCAGACAGCAGATGACCTGTTCGGAACTCCGCAGGGAAGCCCACGCACGGACAAGCTGATTGCTGCCTCAGTCCAATGGGCGAGGGAGATAATGAAGAAGATCGACGCAGTATGTTCGGGTGACAGGAATGCCTTCTAATACCTGCCAATTTATCAAACGAAACAATGAGGGCTGTAAACGCCCCGTCGCTGTGGGACAGAAATTCTGCTGGCAGCACTCCCGTGGCCTAATCCCAAAATGGCATTCTCTGACTCGCAAGCAGACCGTTGGATTTTATATTGGTATGGCATCGTTAACAGCAACCCTGTGGTTTGGAATACGCAGCGTTCTCCCGACGAACCACACGATTCACGTTCAATCGTCTGGTGACCAGAGTCCGAACGTCGTTGACAACGAAGGCAAAGTAGAGATTCACAACCAACAATCCACAACACAAAAGCAGAAGAGTGAAAAGCCGTCAGCGGGGTCGAAATAATGAAACTCTCATTTTCAATCATCCTCTTATTTGCAATGTCTGCCATTGCACAGCCGCCGTCACGGACCATAGAGGCTCAATCGTCAGGTGAGTGTAGCCCCAACATTCTTGCAAATCAGGGCAAGGTGGAGTTCACGTGCAACACGTCACTGGACGACGCCACGGCAAAGAAAATTGCTTCCCTACTAAACCAGTTAATGCGGAGAGAAGGTAATTCAGCGAACACCGTGCAAGAGATAAATCGCAAAGTGGACGAACTTTTGGATTTTGTTAAAAAAAACAACTGCCTGTTCCACGTCGGCTTTCGTCCCAAACTAAAACCGAATTGAGTGATTGCCTGCGAAAGAAACCGGGACGATTTTCCGTTGAAGCGATTGCTGATAACGGTGAAGCATATCAATATGCTGAAGACTGGCGGGAAGTATTCTTGTCGGCTGGCTGGGAGGATAAGCACAAAAACATCCCCATTCAAGTTTTTACGATTGGTGGTGGAACGTACTCAGGCGTACGGATTAGTGTCCACGATGCGTCAACGGTTCAGGGGCAAATAGCACTGGCAGACGGTTCCCCAGAACAGGGCGTCGAAAAGTGTTTGATGGGTAGGAGCGACCTTCCCGGAGGCGGGTCTATTATGTCTTTTAAGGACTCGCCGAGTGGTTCAGTGGATATAGAAGTCAGTTATCAACCACAGCCGCGCTAGCTGTGGGGCATTTGTCGTCAAGAGTGTGGGGTGTTTTCTCAGAACGTGCCTGCATCAATATGCGGCTTTGACCTCTTCTGTTTTGGCAACACACTCTCCGCACCGATGCGGGCCAGTCCAAGCACGATGCCGGACTTGGTAAGCAATGCCTTCGGCCAAAGATGATTAGCGGCCTTCATGAGCAAGGAATAATCTTCAGCGGACATCTTGACCGTGACCGATGTCGAACGTTTCATGTGCAATCGTCAGCCCTAGACCCCTTCGCAGGCAAGAAATCTAAGGCATCTAAGGCATTCTTTAGTTACAATGGCAGGATGGAATTTCCTGATGCTGAGGAACACGCCCGCGTCATCCTCGAAGCTCTTGAAGGCGACTACCAAACCGCATTGGAGAATGTGTACGTGTTACGAGCCTTCGGCTTTTCTGAAGAATATTGCCGCAGAATCGAAGCACTGCTAACGACAAGGGTTGTCCGCCCGTCGTCCCTAATGGAGATTGAAAAACTTCTTCGTCTGCTGGCTGGCCGTGTTCACACGACACGCTTGAAAAACGGTGCTCGTCTGCTCGACGGATCAGACTTCCGAGCGTGGCTGGTGGAACTTGCTGATGACTGTGCAAAGCGGTTAAGAATCTGTCCAAACTCGGACGCTAAACGAGAGGGCAAGACGATGGAAAAAGAAACGAACGATGTATTTGGTGAGGTAATTTCAAGCTACACGTCTCAGGATGCGGCAGAGGACGGTATCCTAGTGCCGATAACGCCAAAGGATGCGGTTACGCGGTCGGTCTGGGAATACTTGACCGCTAAAATTCCAATGACTTCTGAACCGCCTGCGAATTGGCCAGTTGAAATGATGGGATGGTTCCGAGCCGGGAATCTCTCGAAACCCGAAGCGCAAAAGATGATTGCCAAGCACGGTATCGAAGCACAGCAAAAGCATGAGCAGATGATCCGCGATGACAAGGCGCTGGCGCTGGCCAAGGGATTGATCGGCAGTGAATCGCGGACAGCAAAGCGAGTGTATGAGAACAACGAAGGCGGCGGTATCCACAAGATTTTCGTTGTCAACACTGCAACCGAGATCGTTGGGATTGTAGGCAAGGAACTGGCTGGGATAACGCGGACGCTCTGGTTAATTCCGAATGAGCTAGGCGGGGTCACGCTCATGTTCCCTGAGGATTACTGAAGCCATGTGGAAGCGGACGCCCGCTAAGACTTTGGCTTGTCAATATCGTTCGGATGCCAGCCCAAAGGAAAGTCTGGATGCCACATAAAGAAACTGTCATCTGCTAGCCCTTTGACGTGTCCGGCATCGTGCAGCATTTTGTGACGCTCGGGACAGCAGTCTTTGTTCTTATCTTTCCTTGATGTGCATCCCGGCTCATGAACACGACCGTTACAGATACAGTCATGCTGCCACGCCCGACCGTTCGTCATTTGCCAGCATTTGTGTTTCATGCCCGATCCTTGAGCTTGCGGGACACGATTTCAATCGCACTGGCGAGTTGCATCAGACTACTCGACGCCAGACACTCACGCGCAATCATCACTGCCTGCCATTCCGTAGCAGGCGTGTTGTCGTCGGCTTGAAGATTGGCGACCAGCCCGTCGAGCGTATTCAGAAGTTTCGGCTTCCCTTGCTTGATGCTTATCATTTCGCATCCCCTAGCATTCTCTTTGCAGATTTCAAACGTGCCTTCCGATACGTCGGGTCAGGTTCGTTCTGGGTTATGTAGTCGTAGAGGATTTGGGTGAGCATGTTCGCATTCTGTCGGGCAAGCCGCTTGATGTCGTTGATTTGCTGATTCGTTCGCAGGTCTGACGTGTGGCGGCTATCACACATATTGACGATCTGCTCAAGGATGTTCATAATCCCGCGTCCTTTGCTCGCTTCAGCGTAGCGGCCTTACGCCAGTTCTTAGGCTGTGCGAGTCCATTGGTTCCGTCTCGTAGTTCGTAGTGCAGCCAACCACTAGGCTGTTCTTCCGCTTTCTTGGCTGTCTCCCATTCATCATCAGCGATTCGGATTTGGTACTTGATTTGACCTTTCATAACCCTGCCTCTTTCGCACGCATCTTCACAGCAACCGTATGACGTTCACGTGTGCGCCGTCCTTCGCCGCTACGCTCCCGCAGCGACTCCTATGCTGAAGATGTGCTGTGTGGCCTTGCCGAATGCTTCCGACGCTTCTGCTTCGTCAGATCGGAGATAGGCACTGGCCGAACTAATTGATTTCCACCCACAATATTTTTGGAGGTCGTCGATTTGCATTCCACCTTTCAGTGCCAGCTTCGCACAGGTCGCCTTGAGCGAATGAGGGTGAGCCTTGTGGACGGGGATGCCTGCTTCCTTGCAATGCTTTTGGACGATCCACCAGAAATGCCGCCTAGTCACCGGAAAGAGCCGTTGCCCTGCCGGGATGGTTGCCATGTACGCTTCAAGTGTTTCACGCTCGATAGCGAGCAGGGGTTGAGTAGTTCGGTCGGACCCTTTGAGTCTCTGTACCGTTATAAAGCCGTCACGGAAATTGTCCGATGTCAGCCCCGGATACCACTCACGAGTGCCGTCTTTCTTTTTCAACCAGCCGCCTACAACTTCAGTCGCCCGAAGTCCGTGGCATGTCGCCAGCAGCACCATGAGCAAATTGCGGGTGCCGTGCTTCTTTGCCGTGGTTAACAAACGATTCAGTTCATCCTGCGTCAATGACTTCATCACCGACCACCCTTCAACTCGGCTTTCCGCAGTTCCAAGTAGTGGTCGATTGCCGCTCTGACCAGTGCGTTCACGGGTGCGAGCGTGACGGCGGACAATGCCTGCAATTTCTCCAGTTGTTCTATCGTGACGATTACGCTTATCTGCTGCTTCGTATCAGTCTTTTTATTAGCCATGCTTTCCCTCCATACACAGTGTTTCATACCGTACAGGTGTTGTCAAGCATTAACGCATCTTAAAGACCTGACGACACCCGACAGATAGTAACACGATTTTATTACCTTTGTTCACTTGTGTTCAGGTGTCGCCAACTGTATTCTCTCTTCATGAGCACATACGTCCGACAGCCATTCAACTTCAAACAACAGTTGGCAGCGATTGCCGATAGTCGCCCAAGACCTGAATTACGGATGCATTCTCTCGCGGTTGCAGTTCTCGAAACATTGACGACAATTCAAGCAGCCGCGCTCTCAGCCGGATTCATGCACTCGGCTGCTGGCCTGCCTGCGGTTCTCGCTCGGGATGAATCACCTTTGTCGCCCGTGCAAAAATCGTCCATCGTTGCCTTATTGATGGTCAACGACATCACCAGTTTGGCTGCTTTCTTTTCGGAGGAACTATGAGCAGAAGCGACTTCCTACAACTCATAAACCATTCCCAAACCTGCTTCGAGTGCAGGGATTATTTGCTCCAGAACGACGGCGATGAACGGCTGTGCTTCGAAGGTAGAAAAATACTCAGCCGCTATTCCCTCGTGCTAAAGAAGGACTCACACGTCGCAGTGCTCGAATCAGAAAGTGAGTCCGAATGGATGAGGCGGACAAGATGACCCGTCTCACAATGGGCAGGTTAGCGACGGAGTTTCACGAATCATTGACACCTGTACAGCGTCTTGCAGTAATCAAGGCTCTCGAATCTGGTGATGTGCGAGTGCCAGAACTGAGCATAAGCATGAAGAATGCTCTCTTCGTCCTTCTCGCAGCGAATGATTCAAAAGTTTTGCAAAATTACTTCAAGGAGGAACTATGAAAACGAAAATCTGTTTTGTGATTCTGGGAGTCTTGATGCTGGCAGTAATCCTGCTGGCGTGTCCTGCATGGGGTCAGACTAAGCCACGAGCCGCAACCCTTGCACAGCAGAAGATGTGTGCTGTACAGGCTCAAAAGGTTTTCAATGAGAGACGGATTAAAGAGGGTAAGCATCTGAATTGGTCAGAGTCCTTTACAAGCCACTACGAAGGCTCTACCAATGTGTGCTACGTGATGGAACGCACGGCCAGAATGCCTATTGACCTCGCCTACGGCGATCAACACACCATCACGACAATCTCCGTCGTTGACGCTTTTGAAGGGCGCACTTATGCCTTCTTCAATGGGGATGGAAACCAGTCCCATCACGGGCCTACGTGCTGGTTCAAACCACATGGAAACGAACTAATCTTCTGCGTGTCTGACACTAGTTTTCATGGATTAGAGTCGGAGTTCGACGCAATTGTCTACAAGTATTTGGGTATCAGCGAATGACTATGTATTCTCATTTCTCGATCAAAAAGGAAAACCCAATGAAGAAAGTTTTAGTATCGCTGATGCTGCTCGCGGTCGCGATGGCGCTGACTGGCTGTGATGTAGTCATGTATCCCGTATCACAGGCGATAATGGCGCACGACAAGGCACAGAATGAAAAGCATGTGACTTTCACCATCCACAAACTCCCCTATCTCGTGGACATCCACGAGACTTATGCAAACTATCCGTCACGCCAGATTTTCAAAGCGACGGCGGGGCAAGAAACGGTGTATCTGTATTGCACGGCAACCTTTGTAACCTTTCCTGTTGCCGGGGAAAAAGAATACACAGATTGTCCTGCCCTACCCGTCGATGGCACAGTGACACTCAAGCAGACAGGTGCGGGTGGGCCGTGGATTCTGGACTACAAAACTCCAGAGGGTTATAGCGCCTACTCTGCTTTGAATCTCACCGATGCGAAGACACCACCCACAGGTTTTCTTCCAGTCTCAAAAGAAGATGCGAAATGACAACCTTCCTGCAAATAGCGCCGATGGTGGTTCGTATAGTGCTCAGTCTGGGCTTGGTTTACGTGCTGGCGAAGATGATGGAAGAGTTTTTCTGCTAGACGCCAAGGTGACACCTCCCGCAAACGCAAAAATAGCCCCACAGCACTTCGGAAGAGGGCGAAGTACTGTGGGGCTTTAGGACGATGGCTCTAGCGGGAAAGGATTTTCCGCGAGCAGTCGCCTGTGTTGCACGAATTGTGATGAGCGAGTCTCGTGCCTGTCGTCTCGACAGTCATACCATAACGGAATTAGAACGCGGAGGAGGTGCGTAATCCCGCTGGGAGTCTCGCTCATGTGTCAAATTGTTATTCGTCTCCGTCGCCGTAAGAGACGATGCCGTTGCCCGACTTGCTAGCTGCATCAAGGCCGACTGGATTGCCTGCTTGATGGCCATTACTCTTGAAATGCGATGCACGCCTGCCTTCAGGTGTCTTATCACCTGCCGCATCGTGGCTTGTGCTGTACGGTTTCGTGGTACTCACTTGTTTAGCCGCCCGTCTTGCTTCAGGCGTTCGGACTTTTGTGCTTGCCCGGTCGCTCTGGTCATTCGGTTGAATTCTATCGTGCTGCTTGCGTACTGCCATGGTGATTCCTTTTCTGCGGGGTCTCCGCTAATTGCTGTTCTTGTTTCTGCGGTTGCCCGCGTAAATCAATATTTGTTCAACTAAGATCGCAGGAACCATCAGGACAGTCCTGAATGGACTCGCTTTCTTTAATGCTGGCCTCTGGAAGCGAGGCGAACCATTCATCAAAACTCATACCCTGCCTTGGCCCCGGCTCGGACTGTACTGGTATAGTCACTATCTCGAAATCAATTTGCACAGGAGCATCGGTCTTCACCTGCTGAACTTCCTTACAAAATGTGAAACTGCTATCCGTGTCGAAGCCCACAAACAGCACATCCCCATGCTCTAGTTGTCCTGATGCCAGCAGTCGAGCGATTGGTTGAGCGATGTGCACATCTACAGTTCTTCGTATCTCACGTCCGCCAAATTTCTCGCTAAATCCGATGTTCAACAATTCTTCCCGTGCTTCTGGCGTAATCGAGATCAGAAATTTCTCGGCACTGCTGGCAATCACACGCTTCTGGAATTTGCCAAGTTCGATACAGAGGATTCGTTTCACCGATTCCCGAGTCAGCGGTTTGAATACTACGGTCTTGTCCAGTCGATTAAGAAATTCAGGGCTGAACAACGCTTTGCCCGCTGCGAGAATGATCTTCTCCGTGTCCGCACTTCCCGTCTCTGTGACTGAGAAGCCGAGGACACCTTTTTCGGTCAATGCGGCTGCGTCCCTCGCACCCATGTTTGTAGTCATGATGATGATCGACTTCGTAAAATCGGTCACACTGTTATCGCCACAAGTCAGCGTCCCGCTATCAAGTATTCCCAGCAGGAGCATATGCAGTTCTTCACACGACTTTTCCACTTCATCAAAGCACACGATGTGAGTGTTTACGCCCTGTCGTTCTGACTTCTCGCGCCACTTGTTAAGCGTATCCGTTCCAAGTAAAGGTTCGACCGATGCCCCCACATATGAAGGCGGGCTACCGACCAGTTTCGAGATGAAGTGCCTTTGTGTATTCGTATATTCGGAGCATGCGATGAGCGTTAATCGCTTCGCATCGCCTAGCACATACTCTGCGAGCACTCTACACAACTCTGTTTTGCCTACGCCTGTGCTACCTGCAAACAGCAGACAGACGATGGGGCGGTTTGGAGTTGCCAGTCCGCTCCAATAAACAGTCAGGGCGGAAACGACTTCTTGTATCGCTTCCTGCTGACCCACAATGCGGGATTCTAGCTTAGCCTTGAGTGCTTCGGCCTTCTCCCCAAGGATAGTGGGATCAAGAGGTAACAATTCAGGTGACATGACAGCACGTTCTCTTTCTTCCCCCATGCTGCCAGCGATTCGTGCAGAGCATCACGCTGTTTACTCACGGCGTCTGCGATGCAAACGCCTCTGTTCCGTGTCTTACGGGTATACCATCGTCGTAGGTACAAAGCATTAGCCTCCGGATGTGCTATCTTCCAAAGATTGATACATATCTTGCAACCGCTATGGCTAGTCAACTTGTCTGGTGTACGCTCATGCCCACGTTTGCAACGAGTCGGTCGATTGTTTGAGGGCTTACCTTTCCTCGAATCGCTCATTCTTTTGCGGGTTGCAGTGGTGTGTACCAATCCTGATGGGCCGTCTCCACCATCAGTCTGATTCCGCAGGGTGCCAGTGCCTAAGTCTTTCCGACCGTAGAGCATAATCAAGAACATCTCTGCGGCAAATGCATCGGCTTCCGACAAATGCTCTTGAATAAGAACCCGTGATAACGAAGGCCCGTTTTCGTGTGCCCTTGCCGACATAGTACGGAGTACCGTCTTCCCGGAGGTACAGATAGGTGTAGAACGAGTTTGTGCATTGCATCGGACCTCCGATTTCAGATTTGACTCCGACCTAATTGTTACCTTGTCACTTGCAACACGAGAGTTGCGTACGTGTACTCGACGCCGCTGGGTGTGGCCGTAGGCGTAGTACGAATAACCGAACGTGGATACTGAACGTCTATCTCGCATTGTCCTTTGGAAATCAGGCTGCACAATCCAGTGCTGTTGACCGTACAAACGTGGCTGTTCGAAGACTTCCAAACCACAGGCACTTCTGGATTCTGCGTCTGGGCATTCTGGGCATCGCTCACGCTCGCGGATAACTGCACACTACCTACCGTCAGACTTATTGCGAGCGACGATTGCTGCTTGCTGCCGCTACTCTGGACGACGTTCGTGCCTGTTATAAAAACTCTGCACTGTGATGCAACGCCGTCAATGTTCTCTTGTAGCATTTGGGGAAATAAGCTTACAGGTTGCTGCCACGCCCCACACTGCACAGTGCCACTGCTGATAACTGGTGAGTCCACGCCGCTGAAACTTGTTGGCAGAGTGGCAAATCTTGAATCGACACTCCCGTTTGGTCCGCTCATTATGTCTCCTTATTCTTTTTCTTGCCGTACGCATGGCTGGCAGTATCTAACTCTGCTTGCTTTTTTCTTTGCTCGATCTGCTGTGTTACAAGCGCGGCATGTTCCGCTCGCTGGACTTCTTCGCTAGGTGACCCTAGACGCTTGGGTGGCAACAGATGTTGGTCGAGCGGGTATCCGATGCTCATAAAATCTCCTTTACATCGTCCGCGTCACGCATTGGCCGCCGTTCGAACCGCTCCATACGTTCTCTGCAAGCATTCACGTCGAGACCGGGCTTGCCCTCTCCTGCTTGTACTTGTGCAGGCCCGTGAGCGGCTAGTCCATGGTCTCTAGCACTCTTTTCATTTGCCGCTCGCGTCTGGGCCAAAATGCGTGCAGTTACTGCGGATATATCTTCACAATTGGTGCCGCTGCGTTTTGGTCGTTGGCTGGCGTCCACAAATTCGATAGATGCATTGTGGGCAGCCTTCGCTCTCGCGTCTGATTCTTTACGGGCCGCGATTCCATCCGCGACCAGTTCCGCATGCGACTCTCGTTCTTGTTGGGGTGTCATATAACCGTTATCATCGTTTACTTTGCTCACGTTTTCCTCCGTAGTTAGGTGCGACGGCATGGAAAGCGCCACACCGCCGCTTTAGGACTGGCCGTCCACCTAATCTGTTACTTTGGGTGTTACCTTTGTGCCGTTGTGATCTTGCCCGATTCTGGTACGATTTAATCATGGAAGATGTGTGTCCAAGCGTCACTCTGAGACTTGTGATGATCTCGGATACCCACGACCGCCATCCGAAAGATATTCCGATGGGTGATGTTCTGATTCATGCGGGCGATTTTTGTTGCGGTGACACCTTAGAATCGCTGCGACGTGATATAGCATGGATGTCTTCACTTCCGCATCGTTGGAAACTTGTCTGCATGGGGAATCACGATTTGGCTTTGAAGCATCTCTTACAGACACGGCCCGAAGTGGCTCACGATTTGTTTAAGACAGCGAACATTCATCTGCTCAAAGATGCGGGAATCACGATCAATGGCGTTCGCTTCTATGGCATTAACTGGGGGTCGTCCACCGTACCTGTCGGCACAGATATCCTAATCAGCCACATTCCGCCATTCGGCATCCTTGACAACCCAGATGGCCAGCCCGGATCAAAAGAACTTCTTAGGGCCGTTCAAAGAGCACAACCCCAAGTACACCTGTTTGGGCATGTTCACGGTTCGCGTGGGCACCGAGAAATTAACGGCACTCATTTTTACAACGCTGCCCAAGCCGCTGGTGTGCGGCCTTGGATTCACGAGATACCTATAGGAGAGTAAATTTGTTTCTTATAATCTTTGCCGCTGTCTTTCTTGCAGTCAGTCTAGCGATCTCAGACGGATCGTGGGGTATCGACGCTCTCAAAGCGATTTTCTATTTCACCCCGAACGCACGTAAGGAGCGTGCAATAGAGCGTATTGCAGAAAAAGAAAATGTGACTGAGTACCAAGCGAGATTGTGGCTGGACGCTAAGCAGACACAAATGAAGGCACGAGCGGATGCGTTGCGGGCTAAGCAGGCTCACGCGGCCCGACTAATACCCATGAATCCGGTCCTGAAAGTTTGTGGTGTCATAATCGCAGGACTATTTGTACTTAGTTTATTTGTCTCAGTAATTCAATGGCTGAGAGCGTGACGAATCACTTCTTCTGTGGTGCCTAATCCAAGTACACGACCTGCCCACTTACCCAGTATTTTCGCAAGTTGTTGACGCTTGAAAGCCTCAATTCCTAGTCGATTCGCCGCCTTCATATCTGCGAGAAGTGTGTTGTCCTTCCCAAAAGCTTGTTCGAGTCGAGGACCGCCGTACTTGGTATTATCTTGCAGTTTCTGGAGTTGCTTCACTGCTGCGTTGATGTTGACATCGCCCGTTGTCGGGTCAATTACATTTACATTCTTGAAGACCTTAGTTTCCACATCGGTAAGAGCCGACATCCGTTTGAATTGAGCATCGGCTTTGGCTAACTGGTCATCTGGTACGCCTGCGTCCTTCGCCTGTTTCAGAGCGTCGGCCATCGTATCTTGAATGTTTGCACGCTTCGCTTCCCATGCCGCCTCATCAGTCGGGTTTGTAGACATACGAATCTTGAAATTGATGTCCTTCAACTGTTTACCCAAACCTTTGATGTCTGTATTACCCGTAGCATCATCAATGGTTTTGTAAAGTGCGTCGGCACTCTTCTCTGCTGCTTCGATGGGCGTCGTCAATGATTCTCGAAGTTCGGGTATCTTGGTTGGTTCAGTTGATTCAGCCTCTAATTCTGTGTCTTTGCCATAGCCCTTAATAGGTTCATGATCTTTATCCCAAAGGTCGATATTCTGGTCGCCCTTAGTCCACGTCTCTCCGTGCGGCACGTCACTGTTGTATTCAAATCCCATGTTCTTCAGAGTATCGTGAGCGTCTGAAAGTTTTCCTTTCTTTTGCCAAATGTCGAGATCGTTAGCCGTAGGTTTTCCTTCGCCAACAGAGCCGCGCAATTCAAAATTATCGCCCAACGCTTTAACGACAGGTTGCGCTTTTTCTGGAGTCCAAGCAGGTTCCTGCTTCATGGCTTCGTCTACTGCGGCCTTATATTCATTAGGGACATTCACAGTAGGGGGTATTGCTGGTTCATTTGGCGCTATATCAGCCGCAGTCCTTAGAGCATTCTGTGCTCCGGGCTGTGCAACTTTCTCGCCTTTCACAATCCGGTCTGCCCAAGGTGAGAGAGCCTTTTTTGCGACTCCTGCGCCTTCAACAGCAGCACCCACAACAGTACCTAAGCCTGTCGCTGCTGCACCTGATTCGAGCGCCTGAGTAGGTGTTGCACCATGCGCCAGTTCCTGACCTGTGACTACTGTTCCACCGCGAACAGCGTTCAGACCATGACCAATAATTTTGGCTATGAGTGGATGACTTTCTGCCAGTTTCGTGACCTTCGCCAGCAGTCCCGCCTTCTCAGCGAGCGATGCACCTTTCAGAAGTTCATCACCGCCGAAGAATTCCGCGATGCTCTCTGCCAGCGCACCTGCCTTACCAGCAGTTGTCTGCGTGGCGGCTGCTGCGTTCTGGTTTGTTGAATGTTGCACTGTTTCATATGGATTGACGTTCGCAGGCAGTTTTGGCAGACCTGCGATGTCTCCAACTTTATTAGCAATGGTCTTCACGAATGGAATGTGACTTCCAATGCTCCCAAGATTCGACAGCGACGTTGCTGCTGCGCTGCCAAAGCCTGCTGCAACCTTCTCGCCAGTCGTCCCTCCAGACTGCGGTGGCTTTGTGGGCGTCGTTTGATCCGGAAAGCCCACAGTTGCACCTTGTGGAATCGGCACGGTGCCTGTACTTGTACCCGTCTGGGTCGCAGTTTGCTGCGATTGTGGTTGCTGTGATTGCGGTGCGCTTTGATCAGGAAAGCCGATGGTTGCGCCCTGTGGTATTGGAATAGTTGCCATATATCTCCTATCGCTTCCCTTATCTCAACACTGGAACTGGTGTCATGGTTTTCCCATCAACCGTAAATCCGAGGATTCTCCCGTTGATAATGACAGCATGACTGCCTGCGGGTTGACCGGGCACTGTGTATCCGTACCGATTGAAGACTGCGGTCGTAGTCGGGCTGACTGGTATATGCCGTCCCGTGTACTGATAACTGCGGTCGTCGATTTCACCAATACGACCAGACATCAGGCCGATATAACCGCCAATGACGCTTCTGATCTGCTGCGGAGATTCTGCGACATTCAGGTTGTCGCTGGCTGTCTTCAATTCAGCCTCGTGTGGTGCACCACCTGAAACAGCCTTCTCTACTTCGGTGTTGACTTTCTGGGCGATTGCCTTGAACAACACAGTATTCGGTTCGCCTGTTTGCACGTTATACGCAGCCTTGACCTTGTTGATGGCCTGAACGTCGTTGTTTTCCAGAGCCTTTGCAACTTGCTCAAGCATGTCTAGGTGCTGTGCAGCGGTGCCCGCCGAAAGCAAACTTCCGCCTGCCGTACCGACACGGGTATCTCGAAGCTCTTTTTGCAAGTTGGCGTTGGCCTTGAAGTCCCCTTCTTGAAACTGTGGATTGATAAACGTGCGAATAAATGACACTGCCTGCGGTCGGGCCATAAGTCCCGATTTCGGACGAGGATTATTCGTATACACGTCATCACTTACATCGTTGTGGGCTACACCGTATAGTGTTTGGAAGTCGCTAGGAACAGTCACACCTTTGCTCGCCAAATCCTTTGACAATGCGCCCGCATCCATGGATGCAGCCTGTGGATTAGCGGTGAAATTCGGCGGTACAACGATGCCCTGCTGTGATGCCTTGATCTGCTCCGCAGCCTGCCTCAGAGCCTGATTCTCAAGTTGCTTGTGCTCTAAATCGGCTTGGCCTTCTGGCGTCTTGCGTTTCGCATCAGCCAGTTCTTTCGCCTTCTTCTCTGCTTCGTCAGTCTTCTGGGCGAGAATGTCATCCGCACGCTTCAAATTCCATGCATTCCTATCAATCCCACCGAACAGTTCACCAAACTTTCCAACCAGTGCCGCGTCTACGCCATCTTTGTCCATTTGGGCCATGGCTTGGTCAGGTTCCATTCCTGCGTATCTGCCCAGTTGCGGAATCAGTTTCCGCAGATATGGATTAGTTGCTACCGCTTGCTTCACATCAATCTTCTGGGCGGGTTTGCCAGTGAAATCTGCGACCTGATTAGACCACTGATTCATGAAGCCTTGTGCATTCTGCATGTCCATCTTTTCGCGATTGCCTTTCGCTAATACTGCCATCGGGACTGCGGTGCCAGCAGCGACGTATTGTAGATTCGGATTATTTTTCTTCATCTCATCCGTCATGGCGACACTCGCGTTGTGGTCATAAACTGTATAGGTAAATTCCGTTCTGGGAGTACCATCTGGATTGAAGATTTGCTTGCCGTTCTCGTCATAAACATTCGACACACCATCACGCAACACAGAATCTCGCGTGACGTGGGCCGATCCATCTGCCATCATCTTCTGCAACGCCTCTTCCGACACGTGCTCGCCTTTAATCGCAGACAAGACATTACCTTTGTCGTCTGTGGCGGTTGGATTGAGTTTCATTGCTTCGATGAGTGGAGCATCGTCCTGCACACCCTGATTCATCACTTCGCCTTGTAACTTCAAATTTCCCAACACCGCCGCGTGCATCTTGAGATTGTGATCCGTCGCACTATAATTTCTGGCTGTTGCTGCGTTCGCTTTCTCTTGTGCGGCTGCTTGACTACCTGCCTGTGTAAATGGCTGACTTGCGGCTGCACCAGCAGCGGCGGAAGGACCGAAGTCCTGAACACTGCGACCACCACCTGTCTCTGTCCGAGAAGTAGGTGCCGCGTATCCCGCTACCATGGCAGACAGTGCGCCTGCCAAAATCGACGCACCAAGTGCCTTCTTCGAGGCAGGAGCCATTACAACATTGCCATTGGCATCAGTTTGTGGCTGTCCGTTCGGACCTATGACCGGGCGATTGCTGCCGCCTGCGAGCGTTCCGAGAATCTTCGTAAAGATACTCGTATGCAGTTGCTGGGGCGTAGGGGGTGCTTGTGCCGCTGGACGCACTGCGGGCGTATTCGCATTTGGTCCCGCTGCGGTTGGTCCCGCTGGCTGGACTGCTGGTGCGGGCGTGACGCCCAACGACGCGGGCGTACCTGCTGGGATAGGATTCGGAATATTATTGTCCGACACGGTACTCGCCGTAGTCTGCAACGAGTTCTGTGCGGCGATATCACCGTTGGATGGTGTGTCATTGGTTGGTTCGGGCATATTGCTCCTTACTCGCAAGCGAGTGTTCGTGAATCTGTAATTCTGATCTAAGATTGTTGCTGTCCGGGCGTCGATGGTTAACGGCCATCGCGGATAGTCCGGACAGGCTGGTGCGAGACGCGCAAACACACCTTTTAGGCGAGTATTCGTCTCGGCTTTTCAGAGGTCACCGCCATACTAGACATTGCTGTCCGTGGCTCTCTCCGAAAGTGTGCCACTACTGCTGTGGTTAATGATGTGCCACGACTAGGAAATCACGTAGTCTATGGTCTTGCTACTCTTGTAGTTATTACAACCCTCAAAACCGTGGCACAACGGTTGGAGATTTGTGATGTGATTCATCCCACCATTCTTAATTGAGATGATGTGGTCGGGGACTAATTTAAGACCGAGTGTTTTCAACTCATCCTCAGTTCTCCAACAGCTTACACATCGGAATCCGTACTGTCGTTTAAGTGTCATCCACTCTGCGACAGTCCACGAGCCGCCATTGCCCTTCTTGCGGGCACGCCTGCGATGGGTTGCCGCTATACCATATTCAGGATGCAATTTTTGATATCGACGATTTTGTCGTCTGTTGCTGCGATGATGTTCTTCTGGATGTGTTCTCTTCCAAACTTTCACGGACTCCCGTCTTTGTTGTCGTGCCTTGACAGGGTTCTTCTTACGCCAACGTCGGCTGTGTTCTGTGCTGTAACCTACAGGCTGTGGATGAGTCTTCTGATATTCCTTCTGCTCCGCCAAGATGTTCGCACGATTCTTCTCGTAATACCGACGAGCATCGAGTTTCACCTTGAGTTTCTTGGTCATCAAATTTATGTGAATCATAACTCTCCCTAAAAGAGTCAGGCGGTGTTTAGGGCACCGCCCTGTCCAGCCCACCATCGCGCCAGGGGACGTATGAAGTTTCCTGCGATAGCAATGGTAGGACTTCGGTCGTTCGTGCAGAGCCTAACTTTTAGTAAGGAACACGAACTGTCGTGGGTTGCCGCAATGCAGACGAAGTTATGAATGCTTCTTGCGAAGCAAGGTTTCCTTCGTGTCGCTATCCACGCATTTCAATGGCTTGAGTTGCTTGCTCGTGCGGCGGTTGTTCGTTCCGCGTAGTTTGTGAACCTGCCGTATAACTGGCTCGATTCAGGACTGTGTATGCTCTCACTCGCTCGGTCAGCTTGGTCCGCCGTCATCCTACTTGCTGTGATCCCTGTTGCGGTCGCCCAAGATTGCAGGGCTTGACCACGTGCCGTGCCCGATGAGCCGTTGTGGTATCGGTCAAAAGATTCCTGTGCAGTTGCCTGCGTAATCCCCCTATGAAATCCCCCATTACATGTACCCTTCCCATGACTCCTGTCGATGGGCTTCCTGCTACTCGTCTTAACTTTCAAATGCCTTCTCTATTCTGTTGTTCCAAACCGTTGCTTCGCTTCGGGCGAATTGAAATAATCAACGGACTGTCGCACTGTCGCCTGTGTGAATCCGAGCAGGTTGGCCCACTCAGCCATATCGTGGTTGACCGGGATTCCCGCTGCGCGATGGAGCACAATCTGTTGGTATAACTCTTTCGCTCTGGCTTCGGTCACTCTACGGGTTTCTTCTGCCAGTCTGTGCTTCGATGGTGGAACGCCCGACTCGCCGGGATTGAAGCGTGAACTGCTGCGGGATGCCTGCACGGTGTTGGCCTGCCGAGCGGCTTCACGCTCTGCTTTCAAACCTTCTAGCCGACAGTGCTCATTGAATTGACGCCTTGAAGTGAATCCGGCATCAAAGATGGTCTGATCGCTCACAAAATCGTTCGCCATGTTCTCCTCGTGTACTCGTATAATTTCTGAGGGTGCCTCGCCCGAAAGTAGGCAATCCCTCCTCCAACAGAGGCCGCGAGTACGGCGGTCGGGCGTGGAACTTGCGAAATCCTCAGTCTGAATCGTTTTCGGGCTGCGGTATGGCTCCTAGGTCACCCCAGAGGCTATCGAACGATCCTGCATGAGCCAAAACGACAGTCTGCCTATGCCAGCGAAGGCATGTAAACTATCTGGTCGGGAAGAACGGCGGCGTAATGGTCTTGCTTTCCCGCATCACTGGCTTTCTTAGGAAACGTTATCTTTCCCGTGGAACTGTAGGAGTGGGCCGTTCGAACTTCAATCCGCAACATCTCCCCATCTTTCAGCGTAATCAGGTCACATGGTGCGGAAGGGCTGACCGACCTGAACACTTCATACCCCTTGTCGAGAAGGTCTGTTGCCACCCGCAACTCGCCGATTGCACCCTTCGTTCCACAACAAAGACCTGAATATGAAGCAGGTCTTGGCGCTCTGTATTTAGGTCTGCGGTCGGCTCTAATCTGATTTTCGTAAATCTGTTTGCATTTCTCGCTACACCACAATCGATTAGGGCGAATCGTAGCGGGTAACTCTATCCCACACTCTCTACATAATCGCATGTTCCTCCGTTCCTAGATTTGACTCCGACCTTCACTTTTACGCCGTCAGTCGCTTCGCTTTGGCCTGTTTCAGCCGTTCGCCAGCCGCCGCACGTCTTTCAGGCGTCCATTCAGCCGTCGGCTTGGTCCGCTTCAACTCAATCCGCCGCTGGACTAATCCCCAATGAGTGAGTGCGAGTTCCGCATCGTTACACGCCCACGGTCGCCACTCTTGGTCGGGGTGCTGCCGTTCGAGAGCGTCAATCTGCTTCTGGACTTCTTCGAGGGCGGTCATGGTTGCCTGATCCCAGAATGCGGGTTGGACGCGTAACTGCGGTTCCGTCCTGTCTGGGCTGCGACTTCGTCAGCAGTCATGTTTTCGATGGCTCGATAGTTCCCTACAAGGGCCTTTTCTTCGGGTGTAAGGAACGAATCATTTCCTGTGAACTCACAAAAACAAAGTCTTGTTCCCGTGCGGTCGGAACCAAATCTCCGTCGGGCGACAGGTGACGCAGCATACGCTTTGAACTGGAGTGCGACACTGCTCGAAATCAGCAGACCACTCTGATCCGAAATTTCTTGCAGAATTGCCCTGCTCGAATCATCTGACAACAGTTCCGCCTTGACGGACTCAGCGTGTATACGTCGTTCGAGATTTTCTCTCGCACGGCTATTACCGACTGGCAGAGCGTCTAGTTCGGATTGCAGGCTCGCAATAAGTTTGTCCTGTTCGGGAAACTTACTGGTCGATACAGCTACTTCCACAACTGGTTCAACAGTTGCTACTGGTTCAAGGGCCGCGTAAGCCGCATCAATATAATCGAAAGCCGCTCTCCAATTCTCGATACGCGTACAATCAATCCTATCCGCGTTCGCTCTTAGGAACGCAACGACCAGTTCACCCTCTGTCTCGTTTACTTCGGTCTTGAAAATTTCGTAAACCGCGCTGACTGCCTCTGGCACGCCTTCTGTCAATGTGCAGGGTTCCGTACGAAAGTCAGATGGTTGGGTCGTAAGCCTTTGTTTCAACTCGTTCTGTTTTGTTTGTAAATCCAAACGTGCTTGTTCTGCGATCAGCGCACCGTGCGACTTCCTCAACTTCTCGGTCGCTTCGTTTATCGGCTTAGCGATTCGTGCTGCTTCCTCTGCTCGAAATTCTCTGCCCGCCTTGGTCTCTCCATCCCCACTTGAAAACCTACTTGTTAAACTCATGACTCCTCCTAATTTCGTTCCTGCTATTATTTCCGCGTAGTTCTCTGCGGTTCCATTGGCTTAGAAAAACTACTCCAAACGCCGCCGTTCTTTCTGGCGTATCCTATCTTGCTCCCGATGAAGCCATTGGACTTTTGCAAACTCGCGTAGCATACGGTGGTGTCGTCGGATGCTGCTTCCTGCACGATCTGCTCGAAATCAAATTGCTTGCATTTCACCGTATATGTCTCAGATTTGTTGTCGGCGGATAATTCCACTCGGATTAAAGGAAGGCCGAGGTAGTGCGAGAGCACGGCAACATCCCTTGATTTTGTAATCTGCTCGTCTCTTGAAAAGGCCGTTGCCACCTATTTTTCCTCCAAACGTTTTGGCCCATCTGTCGTGGCTTGAGCGGCATCGAGAAGTGTTTGTTCGGATGGTTCAAGCCCGAAACCCGTGTCGCTTATTGTTTGAATGTCCGCCGCAGCATTCATCGCCTGCGCGTACAATGTTTTGTATGCATGTAGTGTTTCTTGGTAGAACGTTGCAAACACCCGACTCCATTGCGGGATGAAGGTGTCAAAATCAGTCGCATCAATATTCAGATTGATACTCAGTTCTTCGAGGTTCGTGACCGCGTAAGTGTACAGTCCATCGAATTCATCCATCGACATCCCGGAAATCAAGATCGCCTCTCGAAGATTCTCTTTGAGTAATGTTGCCCATCGAGAATAGTAGGTCTCGACAGTATCGTGGAGACTTATCCAAGGGTCGCTGATGGTTTCGGGCACGGCACAAAATTCGCACAGACTTGGAACGATATACGTTTCACTCATGATTTAATTTCTCCCTGCTGCTCAATCTGGGCTAGTTTTACTTTTGCTTTTGGTACATCGCCGGGACGCTTCCCCGTGATAATGTCGAGCAAATAACGTTTGTGGTCTGCACGAAGTTTCTGGATGATTTCTCTGTCCTGAGCATTCCCCTGAGACATACTCCTCCATATTCGGTCCTACGCTCCCAACTCATCATCGAAGACTCTATCTTTGACTTGCCACGTAATAGGGTCCCAGATAATCCTTTTTGCGCGTAAGCACTCCCTCTCAGAAGTAAACGAACGGAGGGCAACAGGGTCTTTTTCGTACTGGTGGCGAAAGTCCGTGAACATCTTAGCCCTGCGGATAGGGTCTATATTTGAGCGAGCGTAATCTGCCCACATCTCCGCGTCAGGGTTAAAACCTTCCGTCCCATCAGACTGTACGGGTGCTGGAATCTTATCGAGCAACGCCTGCGCGGTTGCCTGTTGCTGTTCATCCGACATCGGGTTATCTACGACTGCCTGAAGTTCCTGTCTGGTCACTTACCCTCCATTTCCACCTTTGCCCGTTTGAGTGTTTCATCAATCTTCCTGCGTTCAGCAGCTATCGCCAGTTTCGACTTCCTGTCGGCGGCTTCTACCTTCGTCTTTCTGATCTTCAACTGCTCACGTTTGGTCAGGTTCTTCTGCTTGCGGTCTTCGACTTTCACACAACGACTCCAACATTGCAGAATCATTTCAATCGCCTGAAGTTTCTGGGCTGTTGTGCCGTCGCCTATCGCAATCCGCTTCAACTCTTCTGCGATCTCGGGAAGCATTGGAAGTAGAGCCTGAGATACGCGGACAAACTTCTTATCCTCCGTATTTTTGATCGCTTGCTGGAGATAGAAGCCCAGCCGAGATAAAATGTCCTGTTTCATAGCAGACCGTCCGATCCCATCGCAGACCGAATTTCCATGACTTCAGGATCAACCTGCTCGATTTCTGGAATCTCAGTTTCCTGTGTCCATCCACGTTTTTCCTTTTGAGAGGGCGTAAAATCAACAGCGATTGTTACGCTGCGAGTGTGGGCCTGCGGACAATCAAGAATCACCTGATAGGTAGATGAATTGGCCGTCTCGTTCGTTATAGCCGTACACTCCGCAATGGCCCGCAGTTCTTTACACTCTACGCACCAAATGCGAAGATGATTCTTCGTACTGCGCTCAACAAATCCACGTCGGGTCTCGCAAGTAAAGTGCGATGTATGACCTATCGCTTTAGGTGATGCGTTCTTACCGCTCCATTCTCCAATCGGCTTCGCCATGTCCCCTCCGATGTTCTACGCTGCGAGTTTCTTCAATCGCTGTTGCTCCCGTTGCTCCGTCACGGTCTGCCATGAGCATCGGCTTTTGCAGTACATCCCGCCATCTAATCGCCGCCCGAGCGTCGTTCCCTCTGGTCTGATACCGCCCATGTCGAAGGCGAAGTTCGAGAACTTCAACCACCGCTTGCAAACCTTCACATCGGCATAATATTTGTGGTTAGCCTGATTGGTATTTCGAACTCTCGTGAGCATCGCTGCCCACGACCGATAAATTCCCGTTCGTTTTCCGTTCGAGCAATGACCATGACGCAAATTCACTCGTGCCCTGCCACAGCAACTGGTTATGGGCCTGCATGTCCGAGTCATCAACGATCCGTCGAGTGCTCGAAGATTTTGGCAGACATTACAAAATACGAAATACGCTGTATGCGTGTTGATTAAACCCGCCGCCACTTCGATTACTTCCAACTGTCCGAACGTTCTGCCTACTAGATTCTTTCGTATCTGTCGTGCCATTCCCCCTATCCTCTCGCCTGAGAGTCTTACGTTCGTAATCTGTTCGACCCACTGATATTTTAGTAGGCTGTTATTGCCCATCCCGCCTTTTTAGGAGGAGGAAGGGTAGGTGATGACGTGCAGAAAGCAGGACACCAAATGCATGTTATGACCATGCTAGTTGGAATCCCACTGTTGGTGGAAGTGTTGAAGGAACTTATTCACTCACTTTTCGCCAGATACCTGAAACAATAAACATGCTAAGGGGACTCGATATCCCCAAGGCATTCTTTATGCCTGTCACCACTGCCCTAATCTTGTGTCCCCGTAGCCGGGTGTATTGCAATCGCCAATTCCGTTGTACGTGTACGATCCGATTGAACCTCTGGGTGAGGCTGATCATGCACCTGAACGGGCGGGAGACTAATTCATTACATGTGAGGGAGTTGGCCTGCGCTGGTGGAATGTCCTGAACAATCAAACCTTCAGAGACCGTGCTCCCGTCGATTAAGGCTCCATTTCGAGAGTCGAGTCTACGATTCAGGGTGTTTCACGGACAAAACCCAAAGAAACACTGTAAAAAATATTTGTCATGAGCCAATCCCAGAATCCATCGGAGCCTCTGTCGGCACTTCCATCAACCTCTTGGTTAAATCAGCCAACTGATCGTACTTGCCTTTATTCACGCCCACTCTATCCTCATGGCCCGCTGATACCTGCTTGCCAAATTGGGTCGTCTTCGGCTTCTGTCCGTTCTTGTATAGTCCGACGATCTTCCCAGTCGAGGGCTTGTCGGGATTCACCTTGCCCGCCGTCTCCTGTGTCGTGCCACCGAGAGCGACGGTGTGGTCACCTATCTCCATCGGGTAGGTCGGATTCTCCGTGTTGAATTCGTCTACGGCTTTCAACCGTTCGTCTTCGGATTTCTGGACTGAGTCCTGTCGAATTTCAAGAGCCGCCTTGCGATAGTCGATAACCGCGTCCCCATCTGTAGCGCGAACTGAATGCCAATCCTGCTTACGCCCGACGATTAGGTGCCCGAGCCATTGGTCGATTCTTACTCTGTCTCTGTAACCGATGAACACCCGACCATCTTCGAGATATAGCACCGCATTCTTCAACAGACGGAGTGTATAGTGCCAAAATGACCAGTCCACGAACAAAATGAGCTGCGCGGCGTTCAGCGTGTCTAATCGAAGTGCGACCACGCAATTCTCTGGGTCTTTCACTGGGTCGCCGTGAATTTCGAACCGGACATTCTCGACAGGAAGCCGCAATGGTTTGCCCGCTCCCATCTGTTGTTGAGCGTGCTGAATGAGATTATCTTGTACGCCTACAATGATGGGCAATCCCGCCGCCCTCATTCCATCATCCCAGATTCGTCGCAGTTCGTTCATCGGTCGGGAAGACCGTTCACGATATTCGTATCTCATGATGGCTCCTCCGAGTTTATGCGGCCCGTCGAAATCGCAAGAGTTGCTTCCGCTATCTGATCGAGCAGATGCAGTTCAACGGCCAAATCTTCTTCGCTCATTCTTTTTTGGCGTGCCGTCAGTCGAGGCGCGATTAGTCCGACCTTCCTGCGGAGTGGTACTCGTACAATTTGTCCGCTGACGATTCTTGGTTCCGTATTGTTGAGATAATTACGTTGTTCTGGCGTCATGCTGTCACCTTTGCGTTCTGGCCCGCGACTTTCTGTGCTGTGCTTGAATTCATGACGGCACATGCGAACCGCAGTTTGTGGTCCGTCGTCATCACATTCCCCGTCGCAAGATTCTTCTGCGCGGTCTTCTTGATACCGTGCTCAATCGTGCTCAGTGAGTGCATGGCAACCCAAAATTCCCATTGCTCCTCACCGGGCGGCACGCCAAGAAGTTTGCCCCACAACATTTTCAAGTCAGGTATGTTCATGCGGCACCCCCAGAGTAGCAATGCTGGTAGCATCGGCCTGCTTTCACTTCATCACCCATGCATGGATCGACAAATTCCTTACAACCTTTCCATGAACAAGGCGGTCGATACCTGCGGATGACCTCTGGGTCGTCCTTGATGACATGTGTGACGTTTGCAAACTTGCCGTCACAGGCGTGTTGGATGTTGACTCTTAGCTCCTCACCTACGAGCCACTGGATGTTGAAGTCTTTTCCATTGCGGGGCCAACCCATGTCATCAAGGAACTTGCCTAGTGCGGAACCTTTCGAGGTTTTCAAAGCAAAGAGATTACTGGCCGTTGCATAATCTCCGTTAGCATCCTGCTGGTCCACCATCTCGAAAATGATTTTGACTTTATCTTCGGTGCGGAACTGGCCTTTTTGTTGCGGTAATTCGTTCACGGTGACGATGCGGGCAAGATGCTCGCCTTCGGTCGCCATCTCTTCTAACCCAAACTTTAAACCCATGTCATTCCTTTCCAATCACATACGGTCTTTCTGTGTCCACCTTATACAGCAACGATCTGGTCCGAAATGTCCACCTTATACGCCTCAGTAATAGATTACTGTATACACAACAATCATAATAGTTAGGTCTTACAGTAATCTATTGCTGTTACTGAGGCAGATAAGGTGGACATGTTTTTCTTACGCTTCTCCGCACCTTGTTCTGTGGATGTTTGCCATGCACAGTTGCCTTGTCGATAATCGCCCGTGTCCCTGAATCTCCCTAGTGTCGTACCCTTCGGACGTTTGCCCATGTCCGTTAAGAAATTCTTAAAACCATGCTCACCCCGCCAACGGTCGCAGATGGTCACGGGTGGATTTGCACCGCCGTAATAATTCCATGCAGGGTGCTTCAAATTCGTACAACGCTGTCCCATTGACTGCCACGAGAGATATTCAGGTGTGGGCGGGTCTGAACATCCGTGTTTGTTAGGGTCCGGTCCAAATATCATAGAATTGCTAACGCCTCGATTTTGGCCGGGACGATTCTGTACTGGTTTGCCTGTAGCCTGCCGCCATTCCCGCCGCTTCCACGAATCCACGAGAGGATGCCCAGATACTGGAAACGGGCGTTTGCACGCCTCACTGCCTTACAATCCCCGCGTCGGTCCAACGTCAAGTCCAGAGCCTCTGCAATTGTTCTACGGGATGCACAGAACTTTCCTTCGTATGCCACACGCAAGTAGTGATCGAGAATCTTCGCTTCGTTCGGCGTGAGGCCGATTTTCTTCTGCAAAGCTGTTACTATCTTTTTCATATTCCCTTCCTCGATTCCACGCCCGTTCCCATCGTGCGTGGAATCCTCCTCCGTTGCTCCGTCGTGCCTTGATGGTGGGTGCCATCAATCAACCTGAACTGCATGCAGGTTTCACCGGGAACAAAACTACAGTTGCCTATCTTGCTAACTGCCATCGCCACGGCGCGGACGGTGCACCCTTCGACTTCTTCACGCCCGCACGCTTACTTGCGATTACGAATGTGGGACGCTTGAATCCCGCATGTTCCGCAGCGGCGATCACTTTGCCCGCGTCATGCGCCTTACCATCGGACAAATAATCACGTAACCACGCGATGGCTCGGACCTGAATCGAATCTTTGCGCGGTCCTAACTTCACACCTTTCGTCAGCCCGCGTCTCGCAGGGCAAGGGAGAATCGCCTTAAACCGAATCTCCGCTGGCTTTGTGAGGGTCGCGTCTAGGATGGCCGACAATCTGCGTATCTCGTGGCGAAGTTGCCGTTGGAATTGAACTAGGTCAATCATTCTGCTTCCTCCATCGCGATCATGCCGTTCTTAAACAGCACAACACTGCGGCCCGTGTCCTGTCGCTTGAGCGTGATGCTGTAAATATTGACTGTTTCAAGCAGGCCCACATATTGATACGATCCGTTCACGAGAACGTTGACTTGCTTCCCGCAAAAAGGGACGCAGGCATCTTCCTGCGATGGCCCGCGCATCTTGCGTACCGGGGTTGATGTCGTGATCGGTACTTGTACAGCCGATTCCATTGGTGCGGGCATTGGTGTTAGTGCTGCTATTTCTCGTGATACCTTGCTGGCTTGATACGATTCTCTGAGAGTCATTCCCATAGTTCCTCCGCGTTCGTGTTCTACAAACAAAACGAAAAGCCCTGCCCACCGAATGAACGATGAGCAGGGCAGGATGTGACCACGCTCGACAGCGAAATGGTCACTGGACTAAAAATTTTATGGGCGGCTGTCGAGACGATCCATTCCCGCGATGCGGGCATCCTGCTTGGCTTTATTTGTGGGTATCCATCGTCGAGAACCGACGACTGTCAATCGACTTTCTATTTTCCTATTCGTCTCATGCCCACATTGTTCCGGGCACCCGACACTTACAGAAGTTCAATCTATTCTTAGTCTACTGCACTAACTCGCACCTTGTCAAGCATAATCGTCTCATTTTGCGAAACTATTTGTGTTTCTAAAAGAGAGTTACTTCGTTTCTACACATGCGGCAATCTTCTCCCGCTGGTTACTAGGTTATCGCCCTAGAGTGCCTGTTATTCTGGAATCTCTGTAATCCCCGTCACTTCGCACGATCTGCTCGACGAGGGAACCCTGTCGATTGAAATTGTACGTGTACTCTTCGTCGGTGACCGCCAGCCCACCCGCCGTCTTGCGTACATGGGTCTCACCTACTAACTCGATCCACGGTCTCTGTCCGAAACACTGTAGAAGTTGCACGTTCGCTTCGCTCATACGTGCTTCCAACTTCGATTCTTGAGAACATGACGCATCGCACTGAGACTTACCCCGAATTCATGTGCCAGCGATAGTGGATATTCTCCCGTCTTGGCACGTTTGCGAATCTCGATGACTTGCTTGGTATTAAGTTTAGCCGTGTTGGACTTTGACCCACGGGGTGCTCGTCCTTTTGCTTTCTTATCTGTGTGGTTGGCCTTGTTGCTGCCTTCGAACAGGTGCAGGTATCGAACACACGCCCGATTGTCGCACTTATGACAGCCTTGTGGCTCTGGGTATTCGCCCGTCTCAAGGAACCAAGCGACTCTATGTGCTCTGCCAGTTCTTCTTTCACCGACACCGATTGAACCGTAGCCATCTGCGTCTTTCACAGCAGTCCATTCCCAGCATTGGGTGCCCGCAATCTCTGGATACGCCGCAACTGCGACCGCAGACGGCATTGCCCCGTTCTTGTTAACATACTCCCAGAACCTTCCGGCCAACGGCTCAGGATTCTTACCACTTCCAAGTCCACCCATTAGATTCCTCCCACCAAGGCGTCAGTGAATCTCTTGTCCACATCGGCGGGTCTACGGCAATGCTTCTGTATGGCGGAATGTCCGAGATGACTATCTGAAAGTACCCACCTGCGATTCTTCGGCCTCATGCCGCGCTCCAGTCCCTAGCTCGTATCTCATGCGTATGGATGTAATCATGGACCGCTCGCAGGTTCATGTCCTTCACGGTTAGCAGATGATTCGCGAGTTCGAGAATATAGAGCATGCGAGTCTCGATAATCACCTTGCACAATTTGTACGAGTCCACGAGCACCATGTACCATTCACAATTAGCAAATGGCGAACGCTCTCCGGTGAGTATGCTTCCTATCGCTGCCAGAATGTCGCCCGCTCGAATTCCCATGCGCCCGGAGATGAAATCTGCATCACCCTTGCAGTCGTATAAGATTTCTCGCATGCTACCCGATGCCAGATAGGTTGCCGTGATTCCTGCCAAATCTATAGAATTCAATGTATGAGTACAATCCGTCTTCTCCAACACGCCGCACTCGCCCTGATGCCCGTTCTGTGGGATGATGCTCACACCTGTAAGAAATAGCCCGCCTTCAACCCGTTCGCCGCCAGCTTGCTGAAAATACTGCGAAGCGGTGACGATGGTGTGAGCGGCTTCGTGCAGAGCCGTACGAATTTCTTCTGCCACGTTGGGGTTCACTGTGCCCTTTCCAGCCTGCGAACGAAGTCACCTTTGTTCAGCAGGACCGAATGTCTGGTGATGTGATTCCCAGCGGCGTTCAATGCAGCCTTCGCTTTCACCAGTTGGCACATGAGATAGGCGGTGAGTTGGATCGCACTCGGGATTACTCGCTCCCTGCCAAGGTCAGCGGCTTGCCAGAGCGTCACGGCTTCATCGTACGCGGCTCGCTGGTTCGTCAGTTGACGGACTGCTGCCGCGTGCATTCTATCTGTGTTGACAAACGAAAGTTCTGTCTTCATGATTCCCCCTGTTATTTAACTCTGTAGTAACTGGTCGCATGTAGTCCCGCGTTTCTATTCCATGACTATTCCTCGTGAACAATTTGCAATTCCGTGACTGACATTACGCCCCGGTCACCGCAAGGGATTCGGTCACGGTCGTCACTTCCACGGGAATCGCTACTGCCCTCGGCGCGGGACGTAAAGCCGCAGCACACCAGCGGCCCGCCGTATTACCCTCTTAAGGCGAGTGCAATCTGTAGGCGAGTTGTACCCGTACACGGTGCGGTCGCTGCTAATCCTGTCGTCTTCATGAATTCTCCTGAGAAGCGGATATCGCTTGTTCTCAAGAGGCTTGTACCTGCTGTGGTTGAGCACCACGTCCACGGTTTAACTTGACCCATCCCTGCACTGCGATAGGTATTATTTTCGGTTTGCCAGTGGATGGCACCGCCGCACGTCTCATCCACGATTGACCACGGATTCGGTCAACCACTTGTAACCAGAGTAACACGTCCCCGCCTAGATTGCAAGAGGGTAATTACGCTGCCGCCCGCAATGGTAGTAAATTCATTCACATGAAAGTTTCTTCTCACGAACCGCCCACAGGTGAACATACGGACCTAGGTGCTCGCGTACATGATAGGTTGCCGACGTTCTGGTAAGGCAGGAGCGATCCGTACGGTAGGGTAGGCTTAGTATCCATAATCCGGGACGTATCTCAAGGTGTGTAGGCCACTTCCTTTCGAACATTTCCAAAGTAAAAAAAAAAAAAAAAATACCTAGGGGTGGGTCGTCTTTTCCTGTAGATTTTTTCAGGGCATGCAATTCCTGCCAGAATCCAAAATCCAAAATACCACCCTGCCCGAATAAGCACGGGACTCCTAGAATCGAAGTGCGAATCCTGTGGGAATCCAAATCTGATTCACGTATCCCAGATTCCAAGTCGCCTTCCGTGGCTAGGCCAAGCGTAGCGGCTGTCGGGAGGGTGGGCGGACTCCCTGCGGCACCCTGTTTTAGGGTGGTTTTAAAGAGACTCCTTTAACGTCCCTATAATCAATTAGTTACACAGGATAGATTCCGACCAGTCGGTATTTAAGGCAATCGGGCCTATGGATTGCGGGGAATCGGGGAATCGACTCTGCTCCCGACCCGTACCTAAATATTGTGGAATCAATGAGTTATCGGGCCTTCCGGCAGTCTCCGCATATCACCTTATGAGATAGTGTGATATGGGCCTGATTCCAAGATTCCCAAGACTGTAAATGACGTGTTATCAACATGATAGAACCGAGGTTTGACAAACTAATCTATTAGTTGATGATGATTTCTGTAGGAAATGATCGAGCCTAGCACAATCGTGGAATCTTTGAATCCGGAATGTATACGCGGACGGTACGCGGGGAATCTGCTGCTTCTGTTCTATAGGTGAGCGTGGCGATGCTTGCCCGAATTGACTGGATCATCCGATTTTATGCCGTGACGAATCAAGGCGAGTAATAGGGGCAGGTTGGGAATCTGGCTTGCCGTTCTCTTCTGTTCCCTCTGGGATGGTGCTAGCAAGTGCCCGACTTGAAAGTGAAATGCCTGCCCGATCTGCCGCGATTAGCCCGGTTCCCGCTGTACCCGTACAAAGCTAGGCCGTAAGAACAGACCTGCCCGGAACTGTATCCCGTACACATAGCCCTCAGTAGGTAACCACTGCCACGTTACCAACGTTCGGAATAATATTGCCAACACCTATTGACACCTGTTCAGGTGTAGTTAATACTCATCATAGTTAAGCAATCAGCCCGATAGGGCAGGAGCAAACCAGATGATGATCAATGGCGAAAATCATTTTATCAAGTTCCCTGAAGATGGCAAACGGACGTACACCCTCAGCAAGTATATCGGCAGTGATTACACCACAGTCGAAGTGAGCAAGCACCCATCCTATTCAGCCGCATCGGATGCCCTGAAGTCATTACATGTCGAGACGCTAAAAAATGCGGCTGTCACTCGCAAGCGGACGAAAACCGTGTTTCCTACCGATGAGATTCCCCATCTCTGGGCGCACAAGGTACAGGCTAGTGCCCGCAATGCGGGCGGGAATCTGTTTTTTGACGGGGACACGATCTATAGTTATGGGCGTCATTTCCCGATTGCTGCCCACGTCACCAATGCAAAGGGGAAGCCTGCCATCCTGCGAAATTCAGGAAGTTACTCAGTCACTACGACAGGCCATCAATCCGCAGTGGCCCGAGCAATCCCCGACAGCATCCCCACTTTCATTGTCCCGAATGTAGCTGAGACACGTTATCTCTCGAATGATCATGCCCGGAACGTCAAATACTTTCAGGATGAAATCGAGCGAGTATCAAACAAGGCTAGCCGTGCACGTTCCAATCGTGACGGACTGCTAACCGATGCCGTGAACTATGCAGAGAACCTCAAGGGCTATTGCAAGTTTTTCGGGGTGAAATGCCCAAAGGTAAAACTGTACGGGGTAAACGATCTGCCGTCACTCAAGGCCGATCTGATCAAGAAACAGATTGCGGAAACGAAGAAACGCAAGGCTGAAGAAAAACAACGGGAATTGGCTGCGATCAAATCTGCTCAAGAGGGTATCGCAGCATTCCGGGCAGGCGAAGATTACAGCAACTATAACCTCTACTCCGTTCCTACCATGCTTCGAATCAAGGGTCAGGAAGTAGAAACGTCACGAGGAGTCCGCATTCCAGTTGACCACGCTGTAAAGGGATTGCGATTTGTCCGGGCGATTGTAGCCCGTGGGGAAGACTGGCAGAGCAACGGGCACACGTTTCACCTAGGCCACTATGCACTAGACCGCGTAAGTAAGGATGGAACGGTAAAAGCTGGTTGCCACGTGATTACGTTGGATGAAATCGAACGTATAGCCCCTGAATTGGAACAGCGAGCAGTCTAACTCCGTTTGACTTGTGGCATGCCCGTACCGCATTGCGGGCATGAGGGAAGTCAAATCTAACACGAGGAAAAGACGCCATGAAAAACATGAAACGCATTCACAAAGTCACTATCAAGCGAATGATTGATGAATCGCCCGACACTAGCTGGTTAGGCGAATACGGGAACAATGCTGAATCGGATTATGCAATTGACCGAGCGCATTCTGAGGATTGCTCAGCAGTCAAGGTGAACTACAAACAGGCAGTTGACCAGTTGGAACGGGCGATTGA